TACTTTCAATAGTCTCATACACACCATTCCAAAACTCTTGTTGCTGAATTTCTCGCTGCTCTTTATCTTCTTTTTGAGAAGCAACTAATTGCTGCCTAGATTGTTCTTGCATTTTACCTAATGCTCTTCTAGCAGCTTCAGCTTTCTGGTATAATTTACCAGTATCTTCGTAATCAGTCAATAACTCATTAATAAATTCGCTATCGTGGCCTTTTGTTGCAAAATAATCTGCCAATACGCCCTTTTGACTTCTTGTATCATCTTCAACCAACTCTATCTGATTGTAATCTAGTTGAGGATCGTAAGCTTGCATAAAGTTTTTAGAATCTCCTCCGTTTAGAACATATTCTAAATGATTTTTTACAAGCGGAAAGTTTTCAAACAATTGATCTAATTGATCTTCTGCCATTTGCTTTCCTATATCTTGAGTCATTGCTAACAAACCTTCAGGAGTATCATCATACTCTTCTTCAGTTTCATATCCCAATTTGTCTAAGATCTCTGCGACTACTGTAGATTCTACAGGCTCTCGATCTTCATCTTCTTCCTCTTCTTCTTCGTAGTCATCCTCTTCATCCTCTTCAAAGTCTTCTTCTTCTGTTTCTACTTCTTCTACTTCTTCAGATTCTGCTAATTCGTCTGCATCCGCATCTAACTCTTCGTCAGTTGCTTTCGGTGTGTCTATTGCTAAGTCTTCTGCAACCTCTGTGCTTTCTGACCCGCCACTAATAACATCGTCAAATGAGATGTCGTCTAGTCCAATGTTTTCTTCTTCTGGGTTCATAATCTATATAATTAGTTTTTACAAAAATAGTTAAATATGTAGGTCTTGGTACACATACATATGTTTTTGGATATGTCTTTACTATATATCACTTATCTTTATTTTTTTCTCTGTCTATGCTTCTTTTTTCTGCGTCATCAGCTATTCTAGCCTCTAATTCACGCTCTCTAACACTAAGTTCCTTCTGTCTCATCTCAAAGTCTGCCATCATCTTCTGCATATTAAATGCATCTACTTCAGGATTCTTTCTAGACTCTGCTCCAATCAAAGCAATCTCAATATCTTTTTGTCTATCTTTTTCACTCTCAATTAGCTCTTGTTCTGCTTTTGCTTGCTCCATTTGCATTTGTTGTTGCGCTTGTTGCTGTTCAGCTTGCTGTTGAGCCTGTTCTAATTCTTCTTGTGCTTTTTCTGCAGCTTTTAATTTACCTTTTATTTGAGTAAAGCTTTCTGATTCTAACACTTCTGCAATTGTAGATCCTTTAGAACCATTCTGCATCATAGCTTGTGCAAGTTGTTTCATCTGATCTAGTCTTTCAATGTCTTTACCTGAGTCAGATACAAAGATGCCATAGTTAGATTCCATGTGTTGCATGCTATCTAAATCTAAAAAGTCTGTAGTACCATCAGGCATAACAAACATTCCTTGTTTACCTGTAAGCCATGCTTCTTTAGAATAATCAACAAGTGCTTGTAAATCTCTCTGCTCTAGTCGACCAAACTTTCTAAATAAATCTTCTGTAATGTGTGATGATTGCACGATAGCTTGTTGCGAACTAGCTTTACCTTCATATGCCCCAATAGTACCCTGTCTTTGTCTAGATACACCAGATAATTTTTCCCATTCGTTTAATATAGATTCTAATAGAGTTACATATTGACCAATTGTCTTAATAGACATATCCAGTACAGATTGATGCTGAGGATTTAGCTGTATACCTTCTTTATTATAATCTACCCAAGCAATACCTGTACCTTCTACATAATACATAAACTTGTCCATATCCCACTTCTTAGGAATAAGGTTAATATCAAATTGAGCTATAATATCTTTACTTCTTGCTATAGCTAACTCTAATCTGTACTTGTAAATGTTGTAATTCAACTGGTAAGGTATACCAAGAGATACTAAAGAAATATTATCAGCGTTTATATCAGAATACTTTCTACCGTTTATAGGAAGTTTACATGCAGAAACATTGTCTAAAGATAATCTCTGGTTGGCTACAGGATTAATGTTAACATACATTCTACCATCAATTCTAGTACCTTCCCATACCTCGTTAACCCAAAGATAAGTTACTTTAGCACCTTGCTCTTTCATTTCTTTAGGCAATCTAAAGGTTTCATCAACCTCCATCTCTTCCATAGATCCCGTCTCTGGGTCTACGTATTCTAAAAAGCCTACTCTTTTTCTTGACTTCCAATATACATTTACAACTTCTATTAGTCTATTTCTGTATGTATTTGGATCAGATCCTGCACGAGATTGTCTGTATAACAAGTAAGATTCTGGATCTGATTGTCTAGGCTCCTCTAATTCTAACACTTGCTCTTCAGTTAATGACTCATAAAAAGAATCTATTACTGTAGATGCATGTACATATTTTCTAACTAAAGCCCAGTCTCCATCTTCTACAAACTCTATGTCTGGATCTTTATCATAGTCTACATCAATAGGATTTAGAATATCATAAAAAGGCTCTTTGTTTCTAACACCTCTGTGAGTGTATACTTCTCCTGATACTAGGAAATGAAACCATGCTTTTTGTAGTTTATCATACACTTCTTCAGATTGCATAATGTATGTTAAAGCATGTTGTCCCTTAATAGCTCTATTATCTACATAACTGTTTTCAAACTGATCTGCTATTTGTTTTGGAAGAGGTATATCTTCTGGTGTTTCTATCTGTTGTAATAGTTCTGGGTTAGTTTGTTTAAGAGATTGTAAGAACTGCATCTGAACATTTTGGTAGATAGCTTCTTGCTTTGCTTGCTCTTTTTGACTAACTGCATCTCCATTCTGTACGGTAACGGTGTAATTAAGAGGTCTTTTAGACTTTTCACCCAAGAGGAGATCAATGATAGGTTTGATAATAGGATAGTTACGCATTTTAGAGGGAAAATTGTTACGGCTCTTGCCGTAAGGATGTGTAACGTAACGATAGTCATCCTCATAAATTACACCGTTGTAGTAATCATATAAGCGTTTAAGGTCATCCTTTCTTTGGTTGACCCCTTGATTAGAAAGATCTATGTAAGCTTCTACACAGCTTTCTCTCCACTTCTTATTTTTCTTTGATAAAGGCAGCTTTTGCTGCGGTATTTTGTCTCCCCCTAAATACATATGTATGCAAAATTAAGTTTTTTTATCTGATTTTTTATCATGTGTATAGTTTTTACACATTCTTTTACATATATAACACTAGCGATAGTTCTGCTCAAACCAATCATTAGTAGAATTATCTTCTAGTATTTCTTTCACCTCTGCATTATAAAGCTCGCGCGTGTGATACATCCCTATCATAAGTGCCATTACACGGTCAAAATTACCTTTGTGATTAAACTTTATAAGCTCTTGAAGTAATGCCATGTCATATATCTTGTGTAGATTAAGTGTAGTTTTACCATCTTCATCTACAGATCTAACTGCATTTAGCCAGTCTCGTATGTATAACTCGCCTTGTCTTTTACGAGCTTCTGTTGTATGCATACCATATTGTCTCTTTACATTTTTAGAACGTAAATCTTTTTTATCTAGCATCTCAAACTCTTCTTGTAATCTGTGCAACTTTCTATGCTGTCTTGCGTATTGTATTACAGCCCCTCTATCGTTCTCAAACCCTATCTTAGCATTATAATAATCTGATAACATAAATAGATTTCTATTATATTCGTCTTGAGAGTGTGGTCTACCTACATAACTAGCTACTATCATATCATCAGGCTTAGATATATTATTCATACGCTTTATTACATACGCAGCTCCTAATGAACTTGCATCTGCAGATTGATTCTGTCCATAGGGGTCATGACATAATACATACATGTTATGAGGTGTCTGATTCTGTTGATTTTTAAAAGGTCCTTCGTATACAACTACTGCTCCCTCTAAATCGTCTTCTTTACGGTGTGGGTACCTTTGTACAGGTCTAGCATCACCATCAGGTTTAAACTTTATATGATTACTTTCTCCATAATATAACTTACCTGCTGTACCTATTGCATGTAGCTTATTAGCTTTTACTTTATTATACTGTTCTTGTAAAGATGATATATCAAACAGGTTACCTGCTACTTGTAATGTAGCTTCAGCAGGACATGTAGGATGCTCAGCTATATACTGATCATATGCTTTTGGATCATTAGTACCTTTCTTTTTATTTCTATTACCTTCTTCAAATTCTTTAGCTTCTTCTACAGAAGAGTTACCATCATCATCTATAAACCCTTCTAAATTTTCATATATAGGAACAAAGTGTCCACATACAGATCCTAATGCTCCATCATCCCATATATTCTCAAAAGCTAGGCAATCATAGGACTCAGGATTGTAAAATATCTCTTCCATACCTGCAAAGTCTGCTCCCTCTGTACCGCCTGTACCAAATGCTACCATCGTACCTAGAGTCTTACTACCTTGGCGCATTGTTGGCATAGCAACCTCCCATGCTTTTAATAATCCTGGAAATGATCCTGCCTCCTCAAAAAATATAAGCTCGCCCGCCTTACCCCTTACTTTATCCGGGTCATCTTTAAGAGATACACCTATAATCTGGGACTTCATACCCATTTCTACTAATGCTCCATTAACATTCTTCTTATATCCAGATTGTTTGTGCATCTCCCTATCTCTAAGTCTAGGCTGCGTCCATGCAGTGTTATCATCTACAAATGATAGAATATCCCAAGCTTTAGACAGTAGACCATCCCCAATCAAATATTCTTTCTGCCCTGCAAATACATAATTCTTACTATTACGTAAATGAAAATAGTTTCTAGCAAGCATTGCGGCAGCTTTGTAAGAATATCCCTTACGACGAGCTTTTAATACTGTCATATGTTTATTCTCTTTTCTACAATTGTCTATTGCAGTAAAGTATTTCCAATCTCCGTCATAAAATGCTGGGAATGTACGCTCTCTTCGAGCTATAATTGTACCATCTGGTAATTCCTGATCAACAGATCTGTCAATCGGGCAATAATTAAGATAAAAGTAGTGATTACCTGTAATAGTTACTCCATTATGAGTATATCCGTACAGGCATCTTTCTCTCTCTTCATCCCAATACTCATAATAAGGTTTTGTACCGGGCAGTGCGTTTGTATAGTAACCGTTTTTTATATACGAATTAGCTGCTGGAGCTAGCCCTCTTGTGTCTTTAAAAACTTGTTCTTTATGTTCACTAATTCCTGACATTTTTCGTATTCTTCTGTTTCTGTAAAATGCTCTATGAGTAAATCCAAAGTACCCTCATCTCTTCCATCACTGTCTAAAGGATCAAAAGGTAAGTAGAAATTTACAAGTTCTCCTTCACTTTCTGCTGCTTCAAATATATCATCGAGCGTTATTCTTTTAGTAACAAGATTATACGCATTGTCCATTGCACTATTGTAATCTTCTAAATCTTCTAAAAAATCCATGGTGCCTAATTTACGAACTATATTTGTTAACTACAACTCCTCCGCGTGTATTTGTGTTAATTTGTTCTTGTTTTCTAACCTGTTCCTCTAGTTTTGAGAGCCCATCTACCACATCTCCCATCTTAGAAAGGTTAGCAACTAAGTCTTTTGCATGGAAGATTGGTCTGCCGTTATCATCCATTAGTGTTAAATCCACCGACTCAAAATACTTTTCTAGTTTAACTACAGATGACCTAGCAGACTTAAGCAACTTAACTGCAGAAGTTTCTTTTAGCTCTCTATATTTATCACACGCTGCAAGAACTTTATTACTAGCTTTCCATTTTGTTTTACCGTATAATCCTAGTACAACTTCGTCATGTCTTTGAGATATATCATACACAGCATAAGGAGATCTATGATCATGCATAAAAAATATGTATGCAAGCTCCTTTGTGTCCAAATCCTTAAACTCTACAATAGTTAGTGTGTAAGGAGAGGGTACTGCTACGTTATCAACTATCTCTAGTAACTCCATTCTTATTTATATTTTTTCTTCTAGATGGTTTTGAGTGAAACTTACCAAAATAAGGTAATCGTACTGCATCAAAAGACCCATCTGCCATTATCTTTGCAACATATTTAAACTGACTTGTAACCATTGCTTCTACTCTTTCTAAAGGTAAATTATGCTTTGTCGCTAGTATCTGTATTATCTCCTTTTTGGATTTTGCCATCTTGCGGTTTCCATTTATTTATTGGACATGTAGTAGTTTTCCATTTTGCTTTATGTTCTATCAGGCATCCACACTTACCACATCTCATTTTATCTCTTATTATATGCTCACAACTATTGCAATCAGATAATCTTTCTATATAATCTTGATTTGATACATTGGGTGCGCCCTCAGCCACATACTTAGCAAGATCTTTACTAAAACTTTTAGTCATGTCCCATATGCTAGGTAGTTTCTTTTTACTCATTCCAGTTAATATTTACTTCTACTTTCTTAGTACTTAAATCTAACAATCTGTTTAAGGTATACTTTCTATTATTTATTCTTAAAGCTCCTTTGTCTTTAATCTTCTTTACATAGTTATTCAAAGTATTAAAGTCTGCCTGCCCTACTAATCGAGCTGCCTGCTTCTTTACTTTTACTGCACAAATGTTTTCTTCTTCCAATGTAATAGCTGTATCTACTAATGCAGATAACACTCTTAGCTCTGTGGAAGTAAGATTAAATATCCCATTCCAAAGTTGTAAGTACTTGTGTGTAGAGTTTACGTTAATCGTTATTTTCTGTTCCATTTGGTTCTTGTTCTCCTTTTTCTTTTAGATATGCAGCCATGATAGCTTCATATTGTTGAATTTTTAGAGTTTGCTCTCGTAAGAGCTCATATACACGGTAGTCAACTTTTAATGTTCCACCATCTATATATATTCTTTTCTTATTCGGTCTCTTCGTCTGTCTCATCAGTTACTGTTACAATTAATGTGTATTCATGATCTCCTATTAGAACTTGTATGTCGTATGTACAATTTATATTATCTTCTGTCCACATATCTAATTTTGTTTCAAATTCATCGTATAATGCAAATAGCTCTTCCCAACTATTCGTCTGAAATTTCGTTCTTATCATCTATAAATTCTATAGTAGCCCTTGATCCTTCTAGTATTATCTTAGAAGTTGTAGCTTGCCTGTTAAATTCTTCTATGTAAGTTGCTATATCCTCTCTACTACATAGAAATGATAAAAATACAGACATTTCTTTTGCAGCTCTAGATGTATTAGTTTTTAGATTACTAACCTTCTTAGTATGTTCTACTAATTCTAAGTAATCGTCTAGATTTATAGTAACTGTACCAGGGATCTTCATTAAAACTTACCTAGTACTTGAAATTCACTAACAAATAAGTACTGCACTTCATCAATATGAATAAGCATAGCCTCTGTATTTGGGTCTACCATAATCTTGTCACCAGCTTTACACTGGTTAACTTGCGGCCCTACCGCCAATACTTCTACTATGTTTGTTTGTAATGCTTTTGCAGTTGCATCATCTAAGATGATTCCTGACTCTGTAGTTTTTGAGTCTGGACGTGGTACAACTATCCACGCTCCGAAGGGTTGAAATGTAAATTCCTTTGCCATTATTTCTATAATTTGGTTAATGCTACAAAGTTATAATAAAATAATTTACAAATCCAAGAAAATTCTAATTATTTAACATTAGCTTAACATCTTACAGTAAAAAAAGCTATTTATTTGCCATATGAACACTACCACAAAGACTGACATCAGTAAATTACTCTACATCATAATTATGATTGTTGTGTATACTTTATCTCTGGCTTAGATCCAAAGAAATAGTGAAAAAGGTTATGCCTCCTCCAGCTGTGTAGGCTATATCTGCCCATTCAAAGGTAGATTTAGGATCTGAATCGTACTTATCTACAAGTTCCTTAGTAACGCCAAGAACTAAGCAAGCCACAAACGGGCCATACTTAATAACCTTTTTATTATCTGTATATTCAGGTAGAATATTAGTTGCAGCATGCGCAGAGATATAGCCCACGCCGAAATGCATAATTTTGTCTTTCTTGATTATAGGTTCCCAAGCTAGCATTACAGCTAGTGTAGTAATAAGTAAGTATTTCATGTAAGTAAGTTTTTAAGATTTCACGACTAGATACAGGTTCCCCCTTTAGGATACCAATTTCAGTTGGAATTTTACCATTCTAGTAGTTCTTCCGGCACTACCGGAGACCCATGGACACTAAAACTAGTGTTAATTCACCACACCTACTTATGTGACATGTGTCCAACCTAGGGGCTATATCCTTCCTTTCCGAGACTATTGGAGAAAACTCTAATCCTTATTTAGGATCTACAATCCAACTTCTGACCCCATAACTACCTCTCGGCCCTCTGGGGTGATACGCAAAGCGTGTCTCTAACTGCCGCAATTTTCGCAGTCTGGATCATCTATAGTACATGCTTCTGGCTGCTCGCCATCTTCCATGTCCTCAATCCATGCATCAAAACCTATATGATTGCAAGTGCAATCGTCGTTTGGGCAAACTTCTGCACCTTTACAACATTGGCATTCTGGTTTCTGACATGTAGTTTGATTTTCCATATTGCAAAGCTAGAAAAAAAATTCCCAAAAAAAAATTTTTATTTGGAAAATCTTTGAGCGTGTGGACCAACTATTGCAAAGACCCCACCTATGTTTCGGAGTTTGAATGTCCCCCGGACATTAAACTCTTTGTGTATGTGCAGCACTAATTGCACACCATTAACTTGTCAGTTATCCTGAGGGAGCAAGGCCAGCCGTGGCTACTGCTTAATATACCTACGAGAGGTAGTCCTAAGGGTAACTGGTTAATCAAGTCAATACCTAGATGAATGTCGAATAAAGACTTAATCAAGTCTAGGTCTAACAAATTGACTATTTATATGTGTTCTAGTGCACAGACATTCACTAGATTTCGCGTAGAGTATCAACGATGATACAGCGCATAACTTAATACAATTGTGATATGAATAAGCTAAGCACTTATTTGAAAGAGAACGGCTTTGTACAAGCCAAAGTAGTTAACGGGCCTAACGGAGATTTCGTTGTCGCAGCTAAAGAGGATAACTCTATTGCGACATTCCCTGTAGGTAAGAACTCTCAAGGAGAGAACGACATCTTCGCATTCAACTATGTGATAGGTACGCGTGACGGAATACAGCAAGTAATTGCTACTGTTAATCAATATAGTGAGACAGAGTTCCAAGCATTGTAAAGACTAGAGGCTTCGGCCTCTTTCTTTTTACTTTTTTGGTTGACGACTGCGTTACGCTTTATCTTATTTGTTCTATTGCAAAGACTAGGACTAGGTTACGAGCGTGGTTACTAGGTCGTATTCACCACTTTTTCCCACTTTTACTAATCCAATAGGTTTATTCCTATTACATTATATAACATTATGGACAAGACAGCTCTTATCAATGCTATCAAAGAATTAGCTTTTAATGAAGAAAACTTTGAAATGTTAAAAGAAGAACTAATCAAATCAGTATTCCCTAAATCAATATCAGAACAAGTTGAAGATGCAATGTCAGGCATTGACCGTAACTTCCAAGAAGATATGATTAATGATATGGATATGGGTCAAGATGAAACAATAGAAAGGACGTACTATTAGTCAATCCAATTGGCAACGTCGTATTCCTAAGCAAGAAGACAAACTGCTTTTTATAGCCTCACTCATAAGACGGAAGGGAATACCTGATGACTACGTGCGACGCAGAGTCTGGGCTTGTTATAAAGAACTATTAACCTAATACTTACACTATGTCTTATTATTCTTACGGCAGACTTAAGTTCTGCTACCAACTATTTGCTTTTGTGTCTATCATACTTGCTATTGCATCTATGATTTTGACATTACAAAATTACTCAATCTTATACGCTCTCGGTTCAGCTATACTTATATTAGTATGTGCACTCTGTGTTAAGCGTTCTGAAATGTATCAGACTAAGATGGATAATTGGAGTTACAAACATTATCTAGATAACAATGAATAGTAACTATACACTCGGAGACTTTGGAGTACTAGTTGTGCTCTTTCTCTTCGCAGTGTGGTTAACATCATGCTCATCGCCTAAAATGTTAACAAGTGATGGATATGTTAAAACACATTGTAGAATAAAACGATGAGGTTAGTTATCATTCTCGGTGGCAATCCTTTACCAACTAACTATGCTTTACGCTAAAGGTTGGACGAGATATAACATTGTGTAAAGGATAAATAAAATAAAGATGTTCCTGAATGTAGGAGAACGACCTTCGCTTTACACATAGAGAGTTGGCTAGTGCACATAGTCACCACACACTGAAAACTAAATGTAAAATACAGAGATAATTGAAGGGGCTCTGTACTCTCTTTTAAATAAAGTAACCGGTAACAATCCGTAGAGCTTGAATCATGTAAAGCTATCGTACTATCTGAGATAGTATTGATTGGTATTCTACGCAACGCTGCAGGAGAGCAGGGTTACTTTTTTATATTAACATTTAAAACATTTATATCATGGCAGAATTATTTGACTTATGTGTAGGTGCTATGTACTTGATGTCTGACATCACAGGACTTACATACAAAGAGATTAACATATGGCTGTTTGTTATCATACATCCTGCCATTACATTAACATTATTAACATTACTTATATTTAAACGACATGGAAAATACATTACGACTCGACGATGAACAATTTAAGATACTAAATCATCACAAGACATTGCCTCTTGGCGGCGTATGGCCTAAAGAAGATGGTGAGATAATACCAAGACTTAATAATAACACATTAAAGTTTGATGATATTCTTTGGATGAAAGACTATGAGTATCATGCCAGAGGACCATACAGTTTTGCAACTTTTAAATACAGAGCAATTATAGACTTTGATAACGGATGGCATGTATCTATTATAAACGGAGACCATGCTCTTGGAGACTGCGATGAATATGAGATGGCAATATTTAATTCAAAGGGACAAATGATAAATCCTCATGGACCTTTATCTTATCATAGTGATACGGATGAATGGTTTGGAGATGTTATAGACAGAATTCCCTCAGAAGGTGTAGAAGAGTATCTTTTGAAAGCTTCTAAAGCAGACTTTGAAGATACTGGTGAGACTATTATCGTCTAATAAAATATTCACCTTTAAGCTTGTTCTAGTGCAGAGACTGTACCTAGATTTCGCAATTATGCAGAGTAGTCGCGCTGTAAAGACGGCTAAGCTAACCACATTTATTAACCTTTTTATACATTATTAACATGCTATACGTAGTTACTTACACAGCAAACAGTAATGATGAACACTGGGCAGACCCTGTTTATCATACTAACAAATTTGAAAGACAGTTCGAGGATAAGATAGATGCCTTGCACTTTCTTGAGGAATGTACAAGTCCTCATAAAGACATTCGTACTATGGATGACTCAAGTGAAGAAACACTGAAGACATTTATAGACAACGAAGGAACAATTATCTATTATTATTAACATTATTAAACATTTTATCATGGCAAATTTATTGCACAGTGGAGACCTTAACACTCTAAAGCTAGGTCAAACTTTACTTACAAGATTTAGAAAGATTGAAGGTGGCTTTGTCCAAATGGAATTGGCAGAGGTCAAAGAAGGCTCGCGCGGTTTGTCCGCAGCATTCGTATTTAATCAATCTGATAATAGATTTTCAAGAAACTCTGCACGAAGAGCGTGGCAACCTGCTACACCTTCAGACATAGAGAAAACACTTGGTATCTCAGTTGGAGATGCTGAAGGTTGGGAAATGGATGACATGGGTAATGAAATACTTACTGTGAACATTCTTAATCCGGTTGCTTCTTTTGAAGGACAGGACTTCCCACTACGAGTACAAATTATAGAAACTACTGAACCAACTGAGTGGCAAAGAGCTAATCTTAATACCTCTGCAAAACGTAAAGGTAAAGATGGAGATTATATCTTGCACAAAGGAGATTATATCTTCACTCGTTCATCTATAGTATTCAATAACCCTTCAGATTTGTATTTGGAAGCTGATACAGCACCGGTACAAACTTCTACTGTTGAAAAAGTAGACGTAGCTACTGGAGAGATACTTAACTAAGTATAAATAAAATAGGTATATCATTTGTTTGGTATACCTATTTTTACTATATTTGTTAACAATTATAAAGAATAAGTTTACATAATTATCTAAATCATTGAAAATGAACACATTAATTAAAAGCGCAGGAAAAGTAGTAGCTACTGTATCTGCATCTCACAATGTAACTGTAACTGAAAGACAGATTACTATTGACCTATTTACCACGGCTAAGCCAAAAACCAAAAAGACTAAGAAACGTGGAAGACCTGCAGGGTCTAAAAATAAAACTACGAAGACTATAACTAAGTAGTAACAATTCACACAATTGTATTAATTGATGATAGAGGGGCCTTGTGCCCCTTTGTTGTCTCCTAACATTTACATTATGGGAAAGATGAAAGAATTATACGCAGCAATGCAAGAAGGTTACATTGAAGACCTTAGACAAGCTTATGTAATAGCAGAGTCTGAAGACAGAGAGGTTATGAGGTTTCAAGGCCAGACTATCAGTCTGACTTATGCTAAATACTTATTACAATTTACAGACACATTTATAAAAGACTTGACAAATGATAACATTCGTAACGCAAACGACGAGTCTAAGCGACTCGTATAAACTAGGTACAATACAAGATGTTGTAGACTACTGTTCAACTAGAACAGTCCTTGGTGTAGACACAGAGACAGAAGGCTTTGACTTTACATGCAAGAAGATGATTATGTTTCAGATTGGTGACGAAGAGCAGCAATTTGTAATAGACACACGGTTTGTGAGTATAGAACCGCTAAGACATATACTCGAAAGTAAACAGATTACCAAGATATTTCACAATGCTAAGTTTGACTACAAGTTTATTAAAAAGTGGTCAAACATAGAATGTGAAGGAATATACTGCTCGTTTTTGGTTGAACGAATACTATCTTGCGGTCGTCACATAGGTTATGGACTAAAAGACCTCTGTAAACGCTACTTAAATGTAGAGTTAAATAAAGAAATCAGAAACCAATTTATAGGGTTATCGGGACAAGCTTATCGTGATGACCAGATAGTCTACGGTGCCAAAGATGTAGAGTATCTGTGTAAGATTAGAATACTACAGCTACCAAAGATTGAAGAGTTTAAACTGCAGAACGTGGTTAACTTGGAGAACCAGGCTGTGTTAGCATTTGCTGATATAGAGTACAACGGTATTAATATTGATAAAGACAAGTGGGAAGTTATAGCGAAAGCTAGTGAACAAGAAGCCTTGGCTATGCGTGATGATTTAGATAACTTGGTTATGGTTACCACTGAGTTGTCTGATTTTGTGCTAGACTACCTCCAAGGTGACTTGTTTACTCCTACTGAAGATATACGTAAAGTCGGGGTCAAGTGGACTAGCCCTACTCAGGTATTGAAAGTATTTAAGAAACTAGTCCCTGAACTAGAAGACGTCAACGGTAAGAAGATGTACAAGTACAGACGCCAGCATAAGATTATTGATTTGTATGTTAGATACAAAGAAAAAATGAAGCTGGCTACATCTTACGGCAGTGATTTCTTCAAATTTGTTTCAAGCGATGGTAAGATACATACGCAATTCAATCAAATACTTGACACAGGTCGAGTGGCCAGCAAAAGGCCAAACATGCAGCAGATACCTGCTGATAATAAGTTCCGTAATTGCTTTCTGGCTCCTAATGGGTGGTGCTTTGTTAGTAGTGACTATTCTAGCCAAGAGCTAAATGTTATTGCATTTGGTAGCAAAGACCCAGTATGGATAGGCGCTCTCGAACAAGGACAAGACTTGCACAGTGTATGTGCTGACCTTGTGTATGGACAAGAGTGGATAGATACAGCTGAAGATGACTGTAACTACATGAAGAATAAAAGTAAATGTAAGTGTCCCAAACATGGTAAGCTACGTACAAACGTTAAGACAATTAACTTTGGACTAGCTTATGGTATGGGCCCACACAAGCTTGCTGATACTCTAGATATTAGTATCAAAGAGGCAGAGACATTGATTGATAAATACTTTGAAGCGTTCCCGTCTATCGGTGGGTTCCTGGATAAACTAGGTAGCTTTGGTAAAAAGTATGGATACATCAAGACCTTTCCGCCTTACAATAGACGTCGTTGGTTTCCTACGTGGTACCCTCGTATATACAAAGACAAGAGTCAAGCTTTTGAACTTGGTAGTATAGAGCGTGCTAGTAAGAATACACCTATACAAGGTGCATCAGCTGACATGACTAAGAAGGCGATGATACTTATTAGGAATTATATAAACGAGAATAATATACCTGTCAAGATAGTTATGACTGTCCATGACCAGGTAGACACTATATGCGAAAATAGTTATGCTGAAGAGTGGGTAACTAAACTAACAGAACTGATGGAGCAAGCTGCTCTTGAGGTAGTAACTAACGGTCTGCTAAAAGCGGACACAAATATTAGTAAATCATGGGAAAAGTAAAAGCTTACAATGTAGGTAACTTAAAACGTTGTCACGCTATACTAAAGCTTGTAGCTGAGGTAACAGAGACAACTCCGCAAGACATCAAGAGCCGCGTAAGATTACGCCAACTTGTAGATGCTAGGCGTATGTTTTGTGTACTTGCACGTAAGACATTGCACATGCCTTTGAAGGACATAGGTAAATTTATTAGGAGAGACCACAGCTCTGTGCTTCATTATTGGCATCAGCACGAAGGCCTAATGAAATCAGATGTAGTATATGCACATTTCTTTAGACTGTGTGACTACGCTGTAGAGCAAGGTCAGGTAGATATATCTATGGATTCAGGCGCTGACTTTATAGATGCGCTTGTAACGGAAAATAAATATTTAAAACTAGAGTTGGAGGAAGCTAAATCACAGCTGTCTGCAATTCATAATGTATTAGGAGAATGAAACCAGAAAAACCCAAGTTTGATTACAGCCTGTTTGCATGTTTTATAGGCTTTGTAAGTATTATTGTAACACTTATAATAATGCTAATTACTAACGGATTAACAATTTAATTATGGAAATGAATATAGAATTAGATAATGGATGGCATGTTGCCGTTGACTATGAATATACTAGCCCTGAAAAAGCTGTGTATTATACTAGTAACGGAGACCCGGGCCATCCAGGAGCATCAGCTGAAGCTAGAGTATATAGTGTATGGGCTACCCTTTCAGAAAGAAACGGTAAACTTGTACAAGTAGATGTACTTAAGTTTCTAGTAGACACAGATTTGATAGACATAGATGAAATAGAACAAGAAATTATAGAGAAGCATGCAACTAACTATGAATAAGCTCATAAAAATAAAAGATGAAGAGCAAAAGAAAGCTATTAATGCTTGGGCTAAGCGTAAGTTTACTGGTAGTATTATTGCTGGTACAGGCTTTGGTAAGTCCCGTTGTGGCGTTATTGCTGCTGGTAAAACTTTGGATACCATTGATACTGCTAAGGCGATTGTCTTAGTTCCAACTACACAGCTGCAAGCACAGTTTAAAGAAGAGTTTATTAAGTGGGGCTACGAACATGTTTTAGATAGAGTAGAAATAATTTGTTATGCATCTGCATATAAACTTGAAAACAATCACTACGATGTAGTAGTTTGTGACGAAGTACACCTTGGCTTATCACCTGAGTATCGTAAGTTCTTTGAGAACAATACTTGGAATAAGTTATTATGTATGACTGCTACACCCCCAGAAGAGATAGAGTACAAAGATATATTGTACAAACTAGCACCTGTGTGCTATCGTATTGATTTGGATAAGTGTGTAGAACTTGGACTAGTATCTCCTTATGAGATTATGTGCAAGCCTATTGAGCTTACTGATGTAGAAAAGCAAGAGTATGATAAAGCAAACAAGGCTTTTGTATACTCTAAATATATACTCGGTCAGTTTGATGCATTTGACAGAGCTCGACATATTATGGGCTCAGGTAAGAATACAGCTAGTGGGCAAGATAAAGCAGCAGCTGTACAATTTTACAGAGCTATTAGAGGCCGCAAGACTGTAGTAGACCATGCTGATGGTAAAATAGCTGAGCTACAAAAGCTG